TTGAAAACCCTTGCCGGGTAGGTTGCTAAGCCTACATTTACTATATGCCCTTATGGGCGCAGTACCTCATGGCCTTTCTTCACTTTCGTAAAAAGACTCTCGGAGACATTCACCATTAATTTGACCGGACGGATTTCCTCTACCGTATAGATGGGGTTTCCGCCGCTGTACATATCGCCGCTATCGTAGTTGCGGGCGGTTACGACTCCGCTGATCGGGCTTAGCAATTGGGTGTTCTCCACCAAGTTTTTATACGTCTCGCGAGCCACTTCCAAGGAAGTCTTTTGGGCATCCCAAGCGGATTTGGAAGCACCGCCTACCTTATACAACTCGTCGATACGTTTGAACTCGATCTCTTGGTTATCCAATTGTATCTTCGCTTGCTTTAGGCTTGTAGCGTCCATCTTGGCCAATAACTGCCCGGCTTTTACATGGTCGCCTACCTCGGCGAAGATTTTCTCGATACGGAATGGGGTTTGGGGAGCGATATTATTTTTGATATTCGCTTCCACCGTAGCGGTAAATTCACTGAGTTGCTCCACGTCTTGAACAGAGACCGTCTCCACTTTCACCTTTACTTTCTCATTCTGTGTTTCCGTGGCTTCCTCACTCTTATTACCCGAGCAAGACATCAGCAGGGCCAATGTAGCTATCGGTATTACTTTCAGCATTTGACTTGTCTTCATATAATTGTTCCGATGCAAAATGTTCTTTGTATGATGTAATTTATTGATTTATAAGGTGTTTTCTGATTTGTGCGTGGGTGAGAGCAACAAAGTAGCAACAAATTTGTAAAAGCACACCTCTTTTGTGTTGTTCTCAGGTCTCAAAGATACGGATTTTGTTGCTCTCCGCAAAATCATTAATCAAGGTTGGTTTATTCCCGATGACGTGTGTCATAAAGTCGCCCGTTATCTCTGCAAGGAAGAAGATGACTTCACGAAAACAGGGTGTCCGTAACCCGTGAACACCCTGCCTTGCTATCTGAAAGTTATTTTCATCGAATTTTCTGTATGTGCCGCCCAAATCTTTTATCGGTGTAAATTATCATTGCCGGAATCATCGGGGCACATAGAACGCCATTCGGCTTTGCCTTTTATTGTCTTGAATAGTCTATCCAATTATCGTCTGTAAGCCCGTAATCTTTGAACTTGATTATATCATGGCTTTCAATTTTATAGCTAAGTGTTTCTTTCTTCTCGTTCAACTCTTTGTTATCACTGTTGTAACCGTACAGAACTATGGCTGTTCTTAACGGTTCAACACAAAAGAAATAATCGTCAATGACTTCCCCGCCGACAGCTTTGTTCTGAACTCTGTGAACCGTTCCATGTACTTCAACTGTGCCGTCCTTGAATGTTGTCTTTTCAACGGGAGCAGCAAAGGGGGAGAATGTCAGCTTGTCTGTGCGAAACCATTGTTCCAAGAAATATTCTTCTCCCGAGAATGTCCCTTGAATTGATGTCAGTACATTTTCAACGTCAGGTGAAAACTTCTTTACTTCGGGTTCGTCATCATTTGAACAGCCGATAAATGAAATAACACTTAACAAACAGAATAGATAAAATAGTTTCTTCATGGTTATAAATATTTGTTTGCCGCCTCAATCAAAGTGTCGGCATAGTTATAAATGTCATTGATTGAATTTAACTTGTACATCTTCTCGCTTTTGTTTTCATCAATGATTGCAAGCCGTTTTCTTGTAGGAGGGTCAAAATAAAAGCGGCAGACGGTCTTCCGAACATTATTGTCTATGGAAACCCCGAAATAAGAACGTGTATCTTTATAAGTGATTCGTTCAACCGGGAAAACGTTTCTCAGAAGTGATTTCACGATATAGAATGCTTCCAGTTCTTCCGCTGTGGTTACAATGCCGTTGTCGGGTTGTTCTTCATCTGTCGGCTGTTGAACTGTTGTGATGTTCTGTTCTGCAGGTTGTTCTTCGTCTTTTATGGCGGCTTTCAATCGGTCTGATATTATATCGCTAACATAGTTGTTGATTGTGCGTTTTACAAGCGTTGAGAACTGTTCAAGCACTTTAGGGGTAAATACCCCATCATACACTTGCTTCCCGAAAAAACGTACAAAATCAGGGGAGGGGGTCGTGAACTCTTTCCCGATGACGGTTCTCAGTTCCCCCATGTATTTAAGTTCGCTCGCTGAACTCAAAATCATATCAACATCAAAATACGATTTGTGGAACTTCTTCAATTCTTCTATTTGCGTGTCTTTCAGGTCAAGCATATTGATTTCCAAAAACGGTTTATCATCCATAATATTAGGTTCTGAAAGGTCTGTGTAGAACCTATATGTTATACCGTTTGTCAGGACACCGAATTTAGCCTTTGAGACGTTGAAGTAACGCAGCAGTTGATTGTCATGCAGGTTCAGGTCTTGTTCCCAATGTTTGCACTCAATAAGTATTATCGGCTCGCCGTCTCTCATTATGGCGTAGTCAATTTTCTCACCTTTCTTTGTGCCGATGTCACAACACATTTCAGGCAACACCTCCAAAGGGTTGAAGACATCATAGCCCAATGCGTTTATAAAAGGCATAATCAAAGCCGTTTTTGTCGCTTCTTCTGTCGGAAGATTGGCTTTGAGGGTATCAATGCGCTCCGAGATTTGTTTAATTGAATCTTTGAAATCCATATATCTGTTATTTAACGGTTCTCTTTATAGTGGTTGCCGTTGTTCACAGATACACACAAAAACGTGGGCATTCTTGTTAGGTTAGAGGCATCGCCAAACGCCCAAAGTCTCAACAAGGAAATGCCCACGTACATATACGCAGGCATCTACCATTGCTTTTGAGACTTTTCGAAATTTTGGCGATTTTCTAACCCTCAAAACAATAGCAAACGCTATACTTTTCAAATATGTCGGTTCAAAGGTAATCATAATCGCTAAAATTCCGATATAATTTACGATTTTATTTCTTTATAAGTTAATCAGATAAGCCATTTTACAAAGGATAAAATCTTTTTCCTGTAAACTATAACAAGAATGAAAAGAATGACCCAAAAGCCGTAAATCTGTGTTTTCTGCCACCAAGTAAGGTCTCGGGGAACTTTCACGATTTCTGTCTCTGTTACGGTCTTTGTCTTATAAATAGTGCTGTCTTTGCGTTCAACAGGCTTTTCAAACTTTACGGGCTTTTTCTGCGGTTTTGTCTTCAAGTCATGGTATAAAGTTCCGTCAGGATTTATCCGAGCGTCAGAAGTTGCGTAATCGTTTTCAAGATGCGATGTACTATCGGCTGTTTCACGTTCTGACGTTTGTGCCGGTATCTCAATAAAGACAGTATCGGGTACGTATTCAATACGGGTTTCAACCCTAACGTCCACGCTGTCTTGTTGATGAATGTTTTCAGAAAGGCGGCGGCTTGAAGCACAGCCGCCTATAATGAATGTTAACAGTAAGAGTAAGGGAAGATGTTTCATTTTCAGATTGTCTTTAAGTAGTTGATAATACCTTTGACATGAAGACTGACAATCGTTTCTTTTCCCGCTTCTGACAGAAGAAACGCCACGTCTTCTTTATTGTCTTGAAAAAGGTTCTCAGTCAGAACGGCGGGGCATTTCGTGTGTTTCAAGATATACAAATGCCCCTCTTTGTCGGGGTCTCCGTCCGTTGTGTCCTTTCTAATTTTGAAGTCTGTTTCTTCTGCCGCCTTATACAGACAGTCTGCCAATTTATCGGCGGCTGTCTGACCGACAGAAGTCCACGCTTCCCATCCACGTGCGTTCATCCATTGAGAACCGTTTCCCGCTGCATTACAATGAATAGAAACGAGAATGACGTTCTTCGTTCCTATTCTGTCACAAATGGAATTTACACGCCGACACCGTTCGGATAGGCTGATGTCATTTTCTTCTGTGACGATACGTTCAGCGTCAAAGCCTCGTTTCTTCAACTCTGATACAACTTTTTCGGCGATTTCTCTTGCGTATTTGTACTCTCTCAAAGAGCCGTCAGGGGAGCGCTTGCCCGCCGTGTCAACCCCGTGACCGTTGTCGATTAAAACCTTCATTTCTTTAATTGTTTAAATTGTGATAAAAATCAAGTTTAATGTTATCATATACAGCTTTCACATTGGTATATGCTCTGTCGTTATTTATCCCTGCTTCATTATAAATTTCGCCCTCAATAACTTTTGACACCCATTCAACCCATTCAGGGTTACAATATTCTGAGAGTTTTTTTCCTCTATACCTGAAACAATCAAAACGGCTGTTTCTGTCTTCATACATATTGTGAAGAAGTGTCCGTATTTTTGTTTTCGTAGCTTCTTCATTGGCGATGTGGTTTTCTTCCCTTATTCTTTTTATCAGGCGGCATACTTTTTCTACAGACATATCAAAGAAAGCCCCCGAAATAGTTTTCACTCTCATTTGTGTCTCAGGAATAAGACCTTCGGCTATATCAATCATTGCCTCGCCGTTTCTTGTGGCTGTTTCTTGAAGTGTTTTCAATTGCGCTGAATAGTCTGTCATTATATTTGTTATGACGGTTCTAAACCAGCGGAAACAAGCTATCATCAGACCTGATGCAAGAATAAGAAAAACGGCACAAATGATAATCATAATGCCATAGTCGCTTATACCCTTAGCGACTTGTAGGGCTTCGGTTGTTGTATTCATAAAAACTTCCTCGTATTTTTATTGTTAATATGGTACAAAGATAATTAACATGATTACAATATAATCACTTTTGAAATCTTTTCATCATTATTTCTTTTAATTCTGTCTATTGATTACTCTCGCTGTATAGGTCAGGGGATAGCCGCCTTTGCTGCCTCCTTTACTTGAATCATATATAAGCAACACCGTGAGACTGTCACCTGCTCCCATTGCCAAACTATCCCAATGGTCGTTGTCCCAATGTACCAGATTGGGGTATTCAGACGTGTTCCACGGATAGGTGTTGTCACTACTTTTCTTGCTGTTTCTTCCGTATATATCGAAATCCTTTGAATCAAGGTCTGCGATAATTGTGAATTCCACACAGAACTTAGTGCTGCTTCCTATACTAAGAGCGTCTCTTACCTCTGAAAGTTTCGGCAGAGTGATGCCTGAATTATCCACGCTGCTATAAATTACCCATCGGTTATTATCTTTAAGATTTGAATAACCACTATAAATAGTATTGGCTCTTGTCAGATTATATTTGCTGTATCTGTAGCCTCCTATCCATCCGTCCAAATTCCCGTTTCCGCTTCCTAAAAAAGCATGGTTATAACGCCCGTTTTTTGCGGAGAACAAAGTAGCTATGTTCCTGTTCAATCCCCACCAATCGGACGTGTCTTCATTCTCAAATCTTGCTACGGCTCTCAATCCTGATGATGTCGGCAGCACGTTTCCTCCAATACCCGCAAAACATTTATGTGCGTCATTACGGAATATCACATACGCATCATTGTTAAACGGGGTATTTGTAAGCCCGTTTCCGCTGACGCTGAACCCAGCTATCTTTGAACTCCCGGTAACAGTCAGGTGTTCCGCAACAAGTTCGGTCACTTTGACCAGTTTGGCAAGCAAAGCCGCCGTGACAATAAGTTCAGCATTAATCAATGTCGTGTTGATTTTGCCTCCTACAATGATGGTTTCATTCGCAGCTGCTTTCTTCGCCAAATCATCAAAATTCGCATAACCCAAATCTTTAGCAATGGCGTTCTTTGCGCTCTCAACGGCGGCGTTGGCGGTGTTGAGAACCGAATCTGAATACCCCTTCAGCGTGTCTTGAATAGCTTTATTGGCGGCTTCTACGGCTGTGTTAAAGTCGGCATACGCACTGTTGAAAGTGGCATATTTGTTATCAACATTGTTTTTCTCGGTTACAGTGGTTCTACCATCGGCGATAGCGGAATTGATTGCGCTGATAAGGTTCTCAATACTACCCATAAGCGTAATCTTGGCATTCATAAGCCCGGTTTTTGCCGTTCCCGTAAGATAGGCGTTTGTGTACAGTTTGTTATACGCAGCTTCCACGGCGGCTTTCG